ATGGCTCTGGCTCTGGCTATGGCTCTGGCTATGGCTCTGGCTCTGGCGATGGCTCTGGCTATGGCGATGGCTATGGCGATGGCTATGGCGATGGCGATGGCTAAAATAAGTTTTTACCACTTACGATAAAAAGCAATGACCGAGAAAGACTACACCGAAATCAACTGACTAAAAATCAGCAAGAAACTGTTAAGGGGCTGATGTTGAATCTACAAGGAGGATGTCGATACTCGATTCTATACCATGGACAATTACATAGCTGAATGTAAAACACAAGGGCTGACACCGCTGACAGTAGAACATCTGAAACAGATATGATTGACCGAAGAACGGAGCGAGGAGAATAAAGCGATAGCAGATAAACTAGGGCTGAAAATGTCAGGGTATGTGGATCCAGACGGTACATGGTCTAACACAGATGACTATGGCTATCTGAGTTCTGCGTCCCCAGTCGATAATGACGGCACGAGAGCATTCAAATTCTATAAAGATGAAGGTAGACTCTACAAGTATTACAATAGAAACTACGCTCGTACCTGCTTATATCTAGTAGAAGATAAGAAGCCACGTTATGATAGCGACTTAGACATCGAGTGAAAGAAGCTAAATATTATTAAAATGCTCAATGAAATGATAGACTACATCAATAGTACGCTTTAACTATTTAACCAACAACGATGCCAAACAGAGCTAAACAGTTTGTAGATTGATTAGAAAAATGACTATCTATGGCTTGGGAGAATAAACCTAAATGATTATCAGTATTCTATTATGTTTACGCTAGAGATACAGAAGCTAGAGATGAGAATAATCCTGACTGACCTATACAGATAAGCAGAAGCATATTCGCCAGTAAATTTGATGAATATACAATCAAACAAGATATAGACCAATTCTTTAATTCTTAATTTACAGAATATGCCAAACAAGATAACAACTAAAGAGGAAATGAAGTCTGAGTGATTTAAGGAGGTGGATTGGAAGTATGGTGATTTTTATATTCGGCATAGTGACCTAAAGGTTAGGCTAGTTAATGTTTTATCAAAAGATAAAGTAGAGATATATCGAGAAAAAGATAGATGGGATAAGGTAAAATAATTTTTATATGCTAATTTATTCGATGAATAAAATAACCACTAAAGAGGAAATGGAGGCAGAATGATATAAAAAAGGTAACTGGACGTACTGAAATTACGATGTACGATCTAGCCAGTTAAAAACGAGACTTGTAAAAGTGCTCGAAGATTTAGATAAGCTAGAGGTGCGTGCCGAGTTTTCCAACTATACACCACTAATTGCATTAGCTAGTAATAAAAAAAAGTAAAATAAAACCGAATAGAATCTATTGCAATTACATAGGATAATCTATAATACATATATTCATCCTCTAACTAAAACAAAACCATGCAACCAATATTTAGAACTAAAGACCTCCAAATCAAGCGACTGAAATCGAAAGTAAGGCAATTAGAAAAAGAAAGAAGCGAGGAGCGAACGCATAGATGACATACGTTACCATACATGGCTGTGGTGGCACTTAATATGATAATGGAGTTCACTAAACAATTTGAGGATGATGAATATGGAGAATGCACCAATATAAAGGATCTGACCTTACAAGAGTTCCATAGATATATAATGCAGTACATAAATATAGAAAGAGAGAGATGAATATAAATAATATAAAGATTTCAATTTGCATTTAAAATAATTCTGACTATAAAGACTATAACAACAAGTTATAGTTTTTTATTATATTTTTGATCTGATGGCAAGGAATTTTAATAGGCTGATGAAAGAGGAACACGAATATAAAAAGAAGCCTAACTGAAAGAATGATACAGGCAGCCCAGATAAATACAAAGAGGAATACTGTATAAAGATTATAGAATACTTTAAACTAAGCCCATACGAAGATAAAGTATCATGTACAAGCTATAATGAGAAAACATGAGCAGAAAAGGAATATATTAAATCACGACCAGTCGATTTCCCTACGATAGAATGATTTGCGTCAAGTATTGATGTATGTGTTGACACTTTAAACGAACGGTGTAGAAAATATAAAGAGTTTTCCTACGCACATAGAAAAGCAAAGCAATTACAAAAAGAGATACTAATTAAGAACTGACTAAACTGACTATATAAAGAATGATTTGCAAAGTTCGTGGCAATAAACTGTTTCCCTGATATGCAGGATAAGATAGTAGAGGATATAAACCAGACAATAGACTTCAACTTAGATGGTAAGAGCATACGTGAGTTGGAAGAATTAAGAAAGCAAATACTAAGTAGCAAGAAGTAATAATTTTAATTACTAACTAAAGTTATTTTGGCAACAACTTTATCGGATCTACGCACACAATGCTACGAGCTTCTAAGAGAAGAAGAGAACAGCTCAGCCTACTCATATACCATAGTAGACCAGATGATAAACTCAGCTCAATTAAGGATCTGTACTGGAGCTTGCATAAACCCTTTGACTAAGGAGATGGTAGCTAAGGGCGACTTACCGTTCATAAACACTGATTATTTCTACTCAAGTGTCGGTGACATCACCCTAACTGCTGACGCGACCGTCTGAGCTACTTCCTTATCAGCGACAACCACAAACTTTGCTTCTTCAGGGAAATTATATATAGCAGGGAACATAATAACCTATACATGAAAGACAGCTAGTACGTTCACATGAGTGACTGGGGTACTTTTTGCGTTCAAATCAGGTGAGAGAGTAAGTCAGGCGTTCACGCTACCGACAGACTTTGCGAGCATAAAGAATGTGACATATAATAATAACTACAGGATGGAGTCAAAGGAGTTTGACGATATATTCGAGGAGCTGAATAAGCTGAAAGGTAGGAACTACGGAACAAGCGAGTACAACCCTGACTATAATAATACCAACCTATTACCGACGTTCTATACTATAAAGGATGGTACGTATCTAATAATATTCAATGTAAATAATACAGGGGACATGATCAGATTGAGATACGAGAAGCTACCTACAACAATGAGTGCAACCACAGATACAGCGACAATAAGCAATGATATATACGCCAAAGGCACTATTCTATATTTAGCGGTAGGAGAGTTATTGTACAATAGATGAGAAGAGGGCAGAGCAGGCGAACTATTGAACTTTGCGTATGGGCAATTGAGAGAGATGTTCAAGTTTTACAACAACGCCAGCTATGAGAGTTTGAACTGAAAGCAGTATAAATGTTGAAAATGAAGATTAAATATATAAATAAGTCAAGGATTTTTTGACTTTGGCTTATAATACATAAAGTCATCGCCTCTGCACGAGAGAGAAAAGTTGTCTTTAGGTAATAATACTACAAATATCACATAATTACATTTTACTTATTTATGATATAATAGTGTCATATCAGGAAGCAAAGCGAATAGATATGTGAAGTGAAGATGGACCTTTCTCGAAAGGATACATTGACAATACACAAAATTTATTTCTAATGGACGGTGCAAGTCCTTATTTAAGAAATTGCAGACTAGATGGTAACTCAATAATACAAAGACCATGACATTGATTATTCGCTACCCTAACAGCAGGAAGCTATCCGAAAGGGATAGGCGGTTATCTAAGGACTACAGCAAGCAATGATAGGTTGGTGGTTCGTCACAATATCGATGCTACGCATAAATTGAGTACCATAACAACTGCAGGAGTAACAGCAGACATTTTGACTGACTCCAATATATCCAGTGATGCAAGGATGTTTTTCCAGAATGTAGGGGATGTTATATATTGTATGAATTGAGTAGATTATTTTGGGAAACTCAATGGTACAACATATACTGTCCCTAGTACAGGGGTAAGTAATTTTGCTCCATCGTTTTCGGTCATCTTCAATTCTAGTCATTGGGCTAGTGGATGGAGTACTAACGCTAACAAGGTATATAAATCTGTCTGAGATAACTACGAGGACTTCAATTCAACAGGATCGGATACATTCACATTTGGTGAAGCGCTTACATGATTATGTGCGAACAACGAGGCGTTATTCTATTTCACTAAGAGTACAATCAGTGTGACAGGTACAGGCGATATAACAGACACAGCATGAACTATAACGTATGTAACAAGACCGCTAGAGGTTAAGGAGGGGTCAGTAAACCACGCAAGCATAGTATCAGCAGGGAATATGATATATTTCTTAACACCATCAAATAAACTAGGGATAGTGACTAAGGGTCAGAGCAACGAGTGATTTGAGGTACAGGAGCTGTCCGAAAGAAAATATGCAGGTATAAGCACAATACTTAGTGGACTAGCTGTAGACCAGTCAGACTCATTTGGATATTACCTACCTAAAGAGAATATCATCAAATGGTTTGTAAAATCAGCGGGGTCATCAATCAACGATATATGTATAATCTATGATATAGGGAAGGACGCATTCTTGGTAGACGATGGTAAATATTTTTTTGGTGGGCTTTTTTTCAAGGGTGCTAACTATACTATAAGTATGGTAGAACCCAAAGTATATCAGGACGAGTATGGGAACGATGACGAGGATGGGGCGATAGGGTTCGAGTATCGGACAAAGGAATACTATATAAGTGATCCTACATATAAGAAGATACTACGAGAGAGCAGGACACTACTGGATATAAATGAATTAGCGAGTTTAACACAGGAGATATGGATAGATGAAGCACAGGCGGATACAAAGACAGTGGATTCAGATAATATCACTATAAGTGTGTGAGGGATAGGAACAGATCCAGTGTGAACATTCGCTATAGGAGAAGATGGATGATGAGAGGATACAGACTACCAAGAGATTTACATCCTAAGAACTAAGGGCAACTTAAATAAAATAGGTAGAAAGGTGCAGTTCAGATATACAAACCAAGTAGTAGGTAGTAAGGTAAGATTGAAGAATATCTCAGCTAAAGTAGAAATCAAACCTGAGCTAAGCAGTAACCTCACAACATAATTATTTATCATATAACAATTTCTAAAGATGACAGCATGACCGTTTCAGACATGATTTAAAACAACATTAGCTGCTAAATTAAACCCAGCTGTTACAACAATAACGTTAGCAACAGCACCTACAGCTACGACAGGTAGGCTTTATCTAAAGAACTGAACTCAAGAAGAATGGATAAGTTTTACTGGTGTTAGTGGTAGCACATGTACAGGGCTAACTAGAACATTGAGTCAAACAGCTGATCCAGCAACAGCAGGTACAGGGCTGACATGGATAGCAGGTACAAAAGTAAAACTAGTACAGATGCACGACCAGTGCTGGAATTCAGCAGAAACTGAGACAATTAGTGGAATAAAGACATTTTCGGGTGCTAATACGCATAGTGGTAATAACACATTTACAGGGACAAATACATTTTCTAGTACAAGTAAAGCGACACTGAATTTACAACAAGTAACAACAACTCAAAGAGATGCGTTGACATGAGTAGCGAATGGAACGATAGTATATAATACTACGACATGAGAGCTGAACCAGTATATAGGATGAGCATGGAGCGCTGTCGCAGCAGGAAGTACACAGCCTGACGGTAGTACAACAGTTGCAGGTAAATTTGAAGAAGCGACAGTAGCAGAACAAGGGACAGCTACAGCAACGGGTTCAACAGGAGCTAGACTTGTGGTAGCTAACGCCAACCTAGTAAAGACCTCAAGTGGAGCATGAGACGAGAACAAAGTCCCGGTATTGAATTCTAATGGACAGCTAGCCAACAGATTTACAAGTAAGATTGGCGGGACATGAGCAGATTGAGCACAAACAGATGCTGATTTAACACTTACTTGAAGCGACAACACAATCATAACGAAGAATTTTACATCACGAACAGCAGGAAGCGTAGCAAGGACTTGTACTATAACTCCTGCAAATTGTGTTGTACATATAAAGATTAAATGAGATGCTGATTTTACTAATTGGACATTCAATTTTACTGGTAAATGATGACCATGATGAGCAGGTTGATCTTGATTTTCTTCTAATTGAACAGCATGAACAGTAGCAAGTGTATTGTATCAATCAACAAGCAATGGAGCTGGAGGGTTATGAGCTTGAAATACTGGTTGATCAGATACTACGGCGTGAGGTGGTGGAGCATGATGTTGAGCTAGTGGTACAACAACTGGATGATGAGCTGGTTGAGTAAGGATGTATCCCGATATAATATATATACAGAACAATAGAAGGATATATATGTCAGCTTGATGAGGTTGAGGATGAGGTTGAGCTTCTTGATGAGATGCTTGAGCTTGAGGTGCAGGATGATGAGCTTTGATCATAGAAGTATGGGGTAATTTAACTATGAACAATGGTTCAACGGTGTTTAGTTTATGATGAGTAGATTGAGTGGCATCTTCTTGAGCCTGAAGTTGAGGATGAGGTGGTGGTTGAGGATCATTGGTAATATTATATAATGGCACATTAACTTGAACATATCAGACATTAACTATCTCTTGAGGATCAGGGGGAGCTGCATGAGCACAATGAGATGTGTGAGGAGCTGGCTGAGTATGATTATCAGTAATAGAGCAGAGCATAACACGATAAATTTATCTTCATAAAATATAAATAATGGCTACACAAGCTGAGATGAGAGCGTTAATGTTAAAAAACAACCCTAACTATAAATGATTAGGTACGCCAACAATACCGACAAGAAAACCTACGGTAATACCACCTGTAAATACACAGCAAGTAGCTCCAGTAGCTTCTGGTTTTCGTGACCAATGACTAAAATCAATAGGCACACAGACAACGGAAGGGATAGCTACAAAGACAGGAGTAATCAAATCTAAACCCACAACAGTGACCGCATTATCAACTGAGTTGAATCAACGGTGAGCAAACGCTAGTAAAACTTTTGGGACTGATGTATCTAAATATGATGCTAGAGATGAACAGACAGCACAAAATATAGTGGCTAGTGGAGAGACACCTGAAGCTTATCTAGCTAAACAGGCATGATTTAGTCAAGCTAGTGCTACAGACCAAGCAAACACATTGGATGCTATCAAGAAAAGGATAGGAGCGTTTGGTACTACAGCAGCAACTGAAGGCGAAGTACCACCCACTACTGAGACCGCTACAACAGGGAAGCCATGATATTATAAATGAGCCAATGGTGAAGACATAGCTATATTAGGATATGGTGATTTGGATACAGAGACGCAATGATTGATTGATCAGATGAGTGATGCCGATAAGAAGTTATTGGATATGAAATGGGGGAATGATGTACAAGGGAAAGCTGAATATCTAAGGCAAGGCAAAAGAGAGCAGGAATACGCTAAATGACAAAGAGATCTGACTATCAAAATACAAGATTTGGAGGGGAAAACTTTAGAGATACAAGCGAGTCAGAGACTAAGAGACGCAGGCAAGAATGTCGATAATCTTATACAGAATTACGCTTATCTTGGTCAGATGTGAGCTCCTGGAGTATCAAGCCAAAGATTGACAGCAGTGGCAGGACATATAACAGAAGCCGAGAAGAAGTTCGCAGAGCTTAAACAAATAGAAGCCAATGTGGCACAAATAAGACAACTATGATTAAAGATAGATACAGCACAATATGAGAAACAGATGGCTGATATAGCTGATGACCTGAATATGAAAGTAGGATCACAGATCCAGAACGCTTTGAACGATATGACAGCAGCAGATATGGCAGGGCAATTAGATACAGTGGACTGAATTACACAATTTAAGAGAAGTTTATTAGAGAGATTGGATAACTCTATAAGTGGATATACTGAGGGTAGTCTGAAACAGATGCAGTACGTCACAGAACAATATACCAAGATAGCAGATGACGCACAGGTAAGGATAAAAGAACGACAAACCAACGCCAACACTATAAATAGTGAGATGAGTACAGTTAAAGGATACTATGTTGACGGTAATGGTAGCCCAATATATGATTCTAAGGGGGATACTATAGTAATGCCAGAGAAGCCACCAATGGATCCCATTTTTGATAAAACATCGGGCAAACTGATAACATTTTCTAATGACGCAAACGGTCAGATAGTAGCTAAAGTACAGCAAGCTATCCCAGAAGCGACATTTGCACAACAAACAGTAACTAACTACGCACAATTAGTCAATAGTGGTAAACTAAAAATGAGTGACGTTCCAGCAGATATGCAAGAATCAGTAGCTAACGCTATGGCTACAGTGCCTACACAATGATATACATGACCACAATATACACCAGTAGATACAGTAACAATAACGGCTAATGTAAACCAAGTAAAAGCACAATGAGATGGCAGTGTTTGAGGCCAATGTTGAGCATTTGTTAACGATTATTTGCAGGGGATGTGATTAGGTAGGATGTTTATAGACCCTATCGATGCTAAGAAAGCGAATAAGAATAGTGATACTCCTACGGTAGGAAGTGTAGCTATATTTGATTACTCAAGTAGTCCTAATTCAAGTTTGGCACAGCAGAAATACGGACATGTAGCGGTAGTAACAGCAGTGGATTTAGCTAAAGGCACAATGACATTGAAAGAAAGCAACAAAGCAGGAGAAGAGAAGGTATTCAGTAGGACAGTACCTATCAATAAAGCTTATGGGTTCTTTGATCCTACAAAAGCACTTGAAACAGCATGAACTGAATGACAATGAGGAGCTACATATAATTGATTATCACAAGAAGATCAGAATTATGTAGATGCTCTAGCTGGTTATCAAGCAGATTTACCATCTAAAATGAATAAGAATTATACTAAATATATATCAGCCGCCAAAGAAATTGACCCTAACCGAGACCAAAACAAGTATTCTGCTAGAAAGAAGTTTCTAGGTGATTGGGCAGCAGGAAGTACAGCACAGAATATAACATCTATCAATACTACAGTATGACATCTAAGTACATTACTTACAGCATCTAAATGATTGGGTAATTCAAAAGTCCAGATAAAGAATACATTTACTAATCGAGCTAAAGACCAATTCGGTGATCCAAGTATAACTAATTTTGATACAGCAGCTGATGCAGTATGAAGTGAATTAGCTAAGGTATTCAAATGATGAACAGCAAGCCCAACAGAACAGGAGATTAAGGAACGGTCTAGTATATTTACAAAATCAAAATCTGAAGAGCAATTGAATGCAGCAGTAAAACAAGCGGCTAAATTATTGAGTTCTAGAATGAAAGCTTTGACTGAAACATACAATAGGAATATAGGTAAATATCCTGATGAAAGTATTTTGTATCCTGAGACTATAGAGACATTAAATATAGTATGAATAGATCCTAATCAGTTTGTTTGATGAGCAATCCAAAATAATCAATGAGGGAGTTATGATGACATAATAGGTGGTTGAGCTATAAGTAATGCCAATTGACGATAAAATTTAATTTCTAATATATATCTTATGGTAGATTTATGATTCTTGCAAGGGAAATGACTTCCGCAGAAATGATTCCCACAAATGCAGACACAAGATACAACAAAAACACAGCCACTACCAATAAAGATGCAGTCACCATTTTCTGGTATATCCTGAGTAAATAAGCCAACGATAGGAAGCCAATTCTATCAGCCTAAGTGAGCAGAACAGACACAAGTAAGTAATATGAAACCAGAAGTTAAGGCAAAAATAAGCAAAGAGACATGAATTTGACAACCACAGATATCTGAGAATATACCAGTACAGAATGAGATGTGAGCTACATTCAAGAATATAACTTTGGATCAAGAGAACACATTAAAAACAAGATTAAAGCAAGATTTCCCTGATTTAGTACCAGAAGCAAGACTAGCTAAAGCACAAGAGATAGTAAGTTGATGGGAGACCAAGTGATTAGTAAAACCAGCAGAGACAGAAGCAGTAATGCAAGGTTGAGTAAAAGGTTGAGCAGCTAGACTTTGAGGCACATGATGAAAAGGTGAACGAATAAATCCAATAGGTAAGACAGTAGAGGAATTAGATAACCAAATCCAAAAGATAGGTGTAGTAGATTTTACTGCTGATAGGGAGACAGCACTACAGCAAAGGATAGCGACACTTACACCATCAGAATTACAGGATTATAAACAGGAACGAGAGGCGTTAAAACAGAATACCCCTAGAACAGCTAATCTATTCCAAAAAACAGTAAAAGGGAAGACATTAGTATGACAAATGTGGAATGTAATAACATGAGATACCAAAGATTTACCACAAGAAGAAGCATTTAAGAACTTCGTAGAGGAACAAGAAAAATCGTTTGTAGATCAGATGGTAGGAGTGGGGACAGAATGACCTAAATTTGCTAATATGATGGCTAATATTCCATGAAGTGCATTAAAGACTATCAGTGCGGTAGCTAGAGGTATGACAAATCCTGTGGATACTATGGTTTGATTATATAAATTGATAGCTACTCCAGAATGAAGACAGATGCTAGGCGAAAGATATGGTAGTTGGGAATGATTTGCTAAAACATTAGAATCTGATCCTGTTTGAGTAGCTAGTGATATACTTACAGTTGTTGAATGAGGTGCGAATATAGCTAAAATGTGAGCTAAAATGGCTTGAGCGACAACTACGGCAGCTAAGATAGGTAAATTTGCTAAAACAGCTTGAGCAGCAAGTGATTTATGAGTAAGGAATATATTACCTGTCGTAAAAAGTAAGATATTGTGAACGACAAAATGAACTCCTGTATTAAAACAAGTAGTTAAATATTCAGTAATGGCTACAGAACCATTATCTTTTTTGACTGAATGAGCTAAAGCAGTTAAAGGTAAGTTACCCAGTGCTGAAGACACCCTACAGAGAATGAATAGACTTACTAAGTGAGAACAAGAGAAGTTCCAGCAACAACAAGGTAAGAATGTAGGAGTATGGTTGAATGAGAGATGAATAGTTGATACTCCATCAAATACAGTAGCAAAATTAGGAGAATATTTTACGGAGAATAAGGCTAAGGTCGATGAATGACTAGAGAAGATACAAGGTAAATATACAAATGAAGATATAAAACTTATGTCAGATGATACAGTAAGGTACGCAGATAGTACAAGAGATCCATGACTAAAAAGAATGCAAGAACTTAATGCTAAAGCAAATTGAGAATGACTAGAGATGAAAGAAGTAAATGAACTAAAGAGATATTTTGAGCAAAAGAATAAGTTTAGTTATGGTAGAGATTTAACAGCTTGAGAGAAGACAGCATGGGCTACTAATGTAGATACAGCAGTAAGAGAACGACAGATGAAAACAGCAGAAGAAAATGGATTTGGTAACCTAAGAGAAATGAATAAGGAAACACAGTGAGCTAAATTCATCATGGATAAACTCGCAAAGAATGAGAACGGTAGATTAGGGAATAACGCCATAACTATCACAGATTGGATAGTCGCAGCACCAGCAATGGTAGAACCAAGTCTTTTAGCTTGATTAGTAGCTAAGAAGGTATTTGGTAGTAATTGGTTTGCTAAGAACTATGCTAAGATCATAAATAGGATAAACTGACATAAAAATATAGCGAATAAGGTAGCAGACTTACAAACGATAAGTAAGATACAGGACGAGAAGGCGTTTCAGAAATGGTTAGATGAAGGTAAACAACAATCCAACCAGAATACTATAGCCAATAAATCATTATCAACTAAAATTCCAGAAACTAAATGATTGATAACTAAAAAACAATCAGATATAAAACTTAATCAAAAGGTAAACACACAAACTAAATGATTACCAAGTCCTGAGACAGTAACACCGTCAAAGATGGGTACACCACAACAACCTATACCATTAAAATGACAAGTAAGTAAAGATATAGCACCTACAGGTAGATTAAGAAAAACTGTTTGATATAAAGACGCTCCTATGATATGAGATATGACTAAATTATGAAAAATTACTGATATTAGACATTCTTGATGATGATTTCCTAAATATGAGATAAAAATAGAATGATATCCATGATATAAAAAAATAGAAGATATTGGATGAGTACATGAACCGAAACCTCTTAAACCTAAGACAGACTCAGTATCTGATTTCGCCAAAGAGATGGAATCAACAGCACCTAAACAGACGGAAGGTAAAGTAAATAAAGAATGAATATGAACATCAAGGAAGATGGCTATGGACGCTATATTAGAAAATTATGGTATAAAGAGTATAGATGATCTCCCCAATGATATAGCTAAAAAAGTTGTAGAAGCGGCAAGAAGTAGAAGTACAAAGATGGAGGCAGAAATAGAAACATTACTTAAACCATATAAAAAAACTTTATCTTCTAAACAAACAAATGCTTCAAGCAATCCTAGTAGTAATAGCAATTCTCTTAATCCTAAGGTTCAGTGAGAAGCTCCAGTAAAGAAAGCACCACTACAGGAGAAGATAGTCCAGCCAGTAGTGAGAGTGAAAGCTCCTGAAGAACTTTATCATACTTCAACACAAGAAATCTGAAAGCTTACTGATGATAAGGTGCTACGAACCACGCCTGATAGTAAATATACGTTAAAATATGGCAAAGAATGAAGTAGGAATACATATAAAGTCAGTTCTGAATGATTGAATATATTAGATTGAACATCTAAAAAATGAATAGACATAATGGAGGGCATAAACAAAAAATTATGAGATAAATGATTTTCTGCTGGTGTTATATCAGACGACTGAAAGGTTATTAGTTTTGTTCTTAAAGATAAGAATATAGTAGCAGAATTAAAGAAGATGTGATATGATTGACTAAGGACAACGGAAAGTTCTTTGAAATGATGAGCAGAAAGTGTTTGAATAATAAACCCAAGTAAAATAAAATGAATGGAAGCCACCAAGACTAAGTGACTCCCTACTAAGAGTAAAGGATTGAAGTAAGTTTTTATCTTTTAAACATATATAAGAATGTTAATATCAAGAGTATTAGAATGAGAGCCACGAACAAAGGCTATAATATGATATTGTAATGAAACTAATTGAGAAAGTAGGTATAAATGATTTTCTATATCTATAAAGAACTATCTATTGATAAGGATTACTTATGTATTTGGGTATATAAACCCTTGATGTAAAAGATTATGATTGTCTTTATTTAATAACAAAATATGCTAATGCCAGTAATGAAAAAGAAAATGAAGGCCATGAAAAAGGAATATTGAGCTAAGAAATGAGAAAGTGTATATTACGCTATGGAGAACAAGATGAAGAAGACGTGAATCCCTTTAAAAAAGAAATCCAAATGAAAGAAGTAATCCTAAAAAGATTAGAGACAATAATCAATGCTAACAAGGATGTAAGGCTTCAGCAAATTGAGATTTCACTTTGTAAGCAAGACATCCTATACTTTTTCAATACTTATTTATATACAGATAGAAACAAGACTATATACTGAGATGAGTATCCTGATGTACTTCCATTCCTATTGTATGAGTTTCAAGAGGAATATGTAAACGAGGTATGGGAAAGCATAACAGAGGGTAATAAACCAGTAAATGAAAGAAAGCTAGATGTTCTTACAAATATATTTGTAGAGAAGTCAAGGCAGATGGGTATTTCTTGGGTAACTGCTGGGATATTCTTGTATGGATTCTTATTCCACAAGCACAAATACACTATAATATCAAGAACTGCAGAAGAGGTAGATAAAAGTTGAGATATGGATTCGATGTTTGAGAAGTTAAGATTTATGATAAGAAATCTTCCTGACTGGATGTTGCCCAAAGGGTTCAGCAAAGAACAAGGCAAAGATAAGACAAACGCATATATGAATATTACTGATCCTGAATGAACGGCTAGTATAACCTGAAAAACAGCTAATCCTGATGCGGGAAGATGAGGAACAAGAAACGCAATATTCATGGATGAAATGGCGTCAATGGCTTATGCACACGAAATAGATATGGCGGCTGGTTCTAATACACCTTGTAGGATATACAATTCTACTCCTAATGGAGAATGAAACGAGTTCTATCGTAAAAGGAAGTTGGCTATGCCAAGTAAAGACGAATACGGGAGCATAAAGAAACCTGAGATTAAATGACTTAGGTATCATCGAAAAGAGCATCCTTTGTATGATGAAGCATGGTATGCTTGGAAGACACAAGGTATGACTAAAGAGGAGATTGCAAGAGAACTCGAGATAAATTACAATGTAGCTATCAAATGAAGAGTATACCCTGAATTCAATGTAGAAAGCGAGAAATTAGAGTACGATATAAATAAACCATTGTATATCGCATTAGATAATTCCCACGGTTGATCAGACCCTAACGCTATAATAGTAATGCAACCAGAAGATCAGTATATGAATATAATTGATTCAATAGAACTGTTTACTACACCACAGAACTGTGCAGAATTTTTATCAGGGCAACCAAGATTTGAGCTTACTGATAGCCAGTTGATATTCCTAGAAAGATATAAGAAGTATAACCGACAAAAAGCAATCTTCATAGCAGACCCATACGACACTATGTCGGCAATGTGAAATAGTACGATATTAGAAGATTATAGGAAAGTAGGGATCAATTTATTCATACCAAACGAAAGGAATAAGGAAAGACAAATAAGCAAGACAAGAACGAATATATACAAAGTAAGATACAACGATCATTGTTTGGATTTCGCTAGTGCTATAATGAACAGTAGGTATCCAGAGGTTAGGGAGTCAAGCCAATGAACTACACCTCATTTATTGCCAGTACATAACCAGTTTTCGCATTATAGGACAGCACTAGAATATATGGTAAACTATTACTTGGAGAACCAGACACCAAACAAGAAGAGAATAGCAGACGATCCAAGACCTCAGAGGGACATGATAACATGAAAACTATTCTCTAGGATTCAACCACAGAGACAACACCGTAATTATATTACGTGAGGTTTGAGATAAGACTTCAATTTGCTTTGAATCGAATTCTGTGTATATATAAATTTAGTATTTATAACCAATATAAATAATGGAAGAGCAACATGAATATCCAAATTACAGACCTACAAGCAAGGAAGCTCAGACTATCGACAGGATCGATACAAGATTTAACGATATGAGAAATACTAGAAGGAACGTAGATAAAGACCGATGAATTTATCAGCAAATGATAGACGCGGTCTATACTCCTTATCCTGACGAAAGGTCGTCATCTGTTGTGCCATTGTCTTCATCTATTATCGAGCTTTACGTTGCCGATTGTATGAAACTACAGACTGAGTATAACTTCAGAGGTGAGACTTCTAAACATAACACCCAAGCCAAAGCTCTGGAATATGTATGGAAATACGATTACAGGAGAAACAATCGCAAGAAGACGTTTATTGATAACGAGTACATAACAGCAGGGTTTGGTACTTCCGTCATTTATACTGGTTATGAATCATATACTAAAGAACAAAGCAACCCAATTATAGGAGATGATATGAGTATTGATTGGGAGAAGGAAACTATCACTGAAGTAAATATCATAGTAAAGAATATAGATATAAGAGATTACTATGTAGATGACCAAGCTATCGAAGGGATCGAGGATGCAGTAGACTGTATCTATGACCAATGGATAGCGTATGATAGGTTCAAGAGTTTTAAGACCAACCCATTTTATAAAAACATAGATAAGGTAAGTTCTACCCAATATAGTAACGAGAACAGACCATATACAGTAGAAGAACAACAGTCTAAACAAGGTAAATTTGTTAAACTAAGACATTACTGGAACGTAGAGAATGACGAGTATATCGTGGTAGCGAACGGAGTGATAGTAAGAGAACATCCAATGATAAGCACAATAGATGGCAAGAAGGCTTTACCGTTTGTTATTAGGAGACTAGGTAAAAAGAACAACAGTATATATGGTAGAGGTATTTGTGAAGCACTTATGATGTTCAATTCAGAAGTAAACAACCTAAGGGAATTACTTATGGATGGTATCAGAAGGAGTAATACTCAAGTCTTGGCTATCGGGAATGGTTTGAGCTTCAATGGTAGGAATTTCAGCTATGATAACGAGATATTGGAGTTTGATGGCAACCTAGCTCAGAACTTCCAGCAATTGAGTGGAAACCCACCAAATCAGGCTATATTCAGTTATATATCACAACTTTATAAGGATATAGCAATCTATGTAGGTATAGACATCCAGAACATCATAGGAAACTCACAACAGACAGCATACCAAACAGAGGTACAGAGGGAAGCTAGCCAAAAGAGGATAAATGTATGGCTAGGGAATAGAGACTCAGACTTTGAGAGGTTTGCTAATCTATACAAGGATTTACTACAAAGATACTTCCCACTAAAGACAGCAGAGGGGATATACAAGACCATAGAGATAGAAGACGAGGAATTGATAGGCGAAGGTGAAACAAAGAGATTCAGGAAGAAGAAAGGCAAATCAATGTTTGAGGTGACACCGGAGATGTTAAGAGGGGATATATATATTGATGTCTATACTAATTTTTCATCATCAACATTGAACGCAGTAGCACAAGAGAACAAGATGAATTTCTTCCAGAAAGCACCATTGATAGCACAATGATACGCAACAGCTAAACAGATGTGAGCAGACTTAGAAAGCGTATTACCATTAAAACAGGCTATAAACGATCTAGCAGCAAGCATGAATATAGAGACTATTGGTACAGATGACGATTCTGACGTAAAAGCAGCTAAGAATAAGTTAATGAGCGAGCTACAGACTATGTTACAGAGAAGCCAATGAACGCTACAACAACCTTGAGCTGAGGTAAGTGCTACTACATGAACAGAACAAGCTCCACAGCAACAGCCACAACCACAGGAAACGCAAACCATGAAGCAACCAAGCCAATTTTTACAAGAATGAATGCCACAAGCACCAAAACTTTAATTCTTAATCAAAAATATGTATCTAGTCATAGACGAAAAGGAAATAACGTTAAAAAAATGAGAAATATTTTTAACTGCTGGAGATGTTTCTGAATTATTGGAGTACAAAAAAGTATTTCTCAAATTTCTTGACAAAGCCGTCCATGCACAACAGACACAATTAGCTAGTTGCACATTAAGATGAAAGGAAGAGAAAGCATATAACGCAATAGAGACAGTTATAGGACTAAAGAAAGATTTAGAAGATTTACAATGAGTGTATAACAAGTATTTAGAAGACAATAGCAAGAAATAACTATTTATCTTGTGGGGGATGCAAAAGTATCTCTCCATAGATAAGTCGTTGAGACTTACTTTATATCTTACCCAACAACCCAATGTCAGAAGAAGACAAAGACTACTTGGAGGGGGAGCAAAAAGATGAGACCTCTGATGATGATCAGAACTACTCTCCCGACCAAAAAGAAGACCAAGATGAGGCAAAAGAAAAGCGTAAATCCCAGCAAGATGAAGGGAACCGCCAAGAGAACCTCAGGCTAAGAAATCTATTGGTCGAAGCCGAAGTTGCTAAGGCTAAAAACGATGGTAACAGTTTGAAGAATCTACACGATACAGACCCAAAGATTGCAGAATCTGTAGCTAAAAAGTTTTGATACGACTCTTATGATGAAGCTATAAAGGCTTATGAAAAATGAGTAAAAGGCGACTGACTTAATGATCAGAAGCCTGAAAGTTCTGAGAAGGACTTTGAGAAATGGTATCAAAAACGCAAGACTGAGGAAACTCATGTCGAGGCTATGGCTAAAGCCGAGAAGTTACTCAACAAGATCAAAGATGAGGAGCTACAAAAGGAAGCTAAAGTTTATTTTGATAAGATGTCAAAATGAAAGAAGCTTACTATTGAAGAGGCTGAGGAGTTTGCGGATATGGCTACTCTGTATGTGAATAAAGAAACTATCAAATCCGAGAGGTATTCCAAATGATTAGCTGATTTAGCTAGTTCATGAGTAAGTGCTTCAAAGAAATGAGGTAAAGCTGATGAGGATAACCGAGTTATCCAAAACGGTAAAATGGTTTTTTTAGATTCTAACAACACTAAATAATGGCAAGACTAGACTGAAAACCTTCACAAAGTGAAGTAATGAAACAAAGGCGAGCTGATAAAAAAGCCGCTCAAGCGACAGAACAAGTAGTAACATCTGAATGACTTGTTAAACGACCGAAAGCTACCCAGCCCAAAGTTGAGAAACAACCTGACCTAAATTCTCAGATATTAGAGAGGTTAGATAGATTAGAGAAAGAGAATGCTGAATTGAAAGCTTCTAAAGAGAACCCGTTCAAGAAAGCACATGAGAAATACGAATGACCGCTAGCATACAGCTATAAGCTACGAGGATGAGTACCTGTGCTTAGTTATGTATCAGTAATGAAAGATCCTACCAAAGACCTGACTTTTAAAAACCAGAATGGGATTCTTGAGAATAACCAGCTAATGAGACTCGAACTTGCCAACGGTACAACTGTTGACGTAGATAGTATCGAATTTGGCAATAACTTCACAAGAAGCGATAAGATGGAAGCTAAATTCGAGCATGGAGAAGTCATCACTACTGAAAACCATAAATACGCAAAAGAGTACAGATTTGAATCTAAAGAGTTTGGTGAATTCGTTGTTTTATCTCAAATAATCAATTAGCCCCATGTATATATGAGAAAAAGAAATCCTCAAAGTAAATAACAATACTATTGTATTTGCTGACGGGACAGAGAAGGAGTATACAGATACCCAATTAACTTATGTACAAACAGAAAAGAAATTGGACGCTACTGAGTTTATGGACTTGGTTTCTAAGAGACTGGTCGATGATTTTATGAAAGTTATCAAGAACGCTGAGGATATTGGCGATACAGACAAGTTATCGAAAGCGATAATAGATGTCATTGAGGAGCATAATGTAAGCGAAATAGAGCTTAGATTTGCTGTGAAATTGGCACAAATGAAGTGTATCGAGATATTCAACATCGTTCAAACTAGCTTTGATTATAATCTGAATATTGCCATAGGGAAAGCATTTGGCACTTACGAGGAATGATGATTTCATACTATATTCCAAGAGAATATCAGGATGAATGATATAAAGAGATTCCTTAATTAAACTTTTATATTTTAATAAATTATGTCAATGGGGAAAGCAGTGACCGCGTTAAACACGCCAAACACTACATCAAACTTCCTACCTGCTGATGGTAATTGGGAGCTTAGATTGCTTCCTATGAAAGCGTCTTTGGCGATGGTCGAAGGAGTAGCTATCACAGCAGAAACAAATGGAGCAGATGTTACAGGATATTACAGAACACAAGTAGCAGTAGAAAATCTTAATGGTGATGACACTATGGGGATTCTCGCTGAACCAATTGCAACAACTGATACAGATTATGCAACAGCAGGTAAACTCAAGGGAGTATATGTTCCTATGACGCCAGAAGCTGAAGCTTACTTTACAGTAGGTGCATGAACATTCACAGTAGCTGACGTTGGGAATACAGTTGAATTGCACTCTGATTTCAAATCATTGGCAGTAGATACTGAAGGTAAAGGAGCAACCATTACTGGATACATTTCTTCTACGAGAGGGAAATGTAAATTCAATATGCCTAAGACAGAAGTTGCTTAGTTTAAACTAATTGAATAATTTTTATATTTTAATTTAAAAGAAAGATGGCTACAACACCAGTTTTAAATTCGTTGAGTCTTTCTCAATATACTGATCTTATCACTAGAAGTTTCGACAATGGGTTGAAATCACTAGTATCAATGATGAGAAAATCAGGGATCGTAGTAGAAAATCCAATGCCTATGCATACAGGAGATACTAGAAGATTCGGAGAAAGATTACACATGACACAATACGCTTCAAAAAGAGATGAAGGTTCAGCCTCTTCTTTGGCTTCAGTACAATATGGATACGAAAAAGATTTGACTATCTACACTATATCTTTGGCTGTTTCTATTACTGAAAGAATGAGAAGTGCGGGGAAAAATCAAGAGATTTTGGATAAGATTACTAAACTAGTAAATATCTGTCCTGAAACCATTGATCTTGACCTTACACACAGATTGACGTTCGCTACAGCTACAACTTACACAGACAGAGATGGAGATTCTATCAATATCGCAGTAGGTGATACTTTGGCGTTGCTTTCTGCTGTTCATACTTTGACAGGTTCAAGCACCACTTACAGCAACATCATCTCTGGTAACCCACAATTCTCAAAAGGGACATTAGAAAACGCAGAGAAGTTGTTCGCTGAAGAGACATTCGACAATCTTGGGATCAAGATGGCGATGAAAGGTAAAGTAATCATCACAACTGATGACCCTAATACTAATAACGCTGTTAGAGAGCTATTGGGGGCTTCTGCTGATATTACTTCTAGCAACTCAGGGACTATCAATGTTTACAAGAACGGATACAAGCACGTTTCGTTACCTAGATTAGCTACAACAGCGGCTGGAGCAGTAGATTCAACAAAAAGAAAATACCGGTTCTTGGCTTCTGAAGATGATTCAGATTTCTATCTATCAGTATTGAAAGAGCCTTATCTTAAGACTCCATCAGCTGGTAACAACGGAGAAGACCTCCTTACAGAGAATCGAACCTACACAGCTTCCGCTACAATAGGTATGACGATTGTCACTGGACGCCGAATTAAGGGATCCACGGGATTATGAACCTAGAGCATAGTTCTTAACTAACATAATGCGTTTTTCTTCTCTACGTATAGAGTCGGGGCTGGAGGTGGTAATTCTTTTAGTTATTAACTATTTACAAAATGGCTTTAAATCAAAATGCAGGATACGGACAAGCTATGCTTAACGCTATCCATACAGCAGTAGGAGGGACGTTTTGAAATGTACTAGTCGTAATGAATAGTGCAGATGTTGACGAAAAAAATTATCAGCATCTTCAGGATTTATTCCCAACAGATGGTGATGGTAGAGTAAGATTCTATACATCATTAGCTTCAGCTTATGCTGAAACAGAAAGTAACAATAACGATGTTATTATCTTAGATGGTAACTCTACACATGAGCTTACAGCACAGCTTATTGTTTCAAACAATAGAGTACACTTCATCGGTATGGATTACTTGTTAGGAATTGACAGACCGTATGGATGTAGCACTAAGATCAACTATGCAGACGGAATTGCTACAGCGTTACCATTCATGATTAAGAATATCGGGGTTAGGAATAGCTTCAGGGGTATCAAATTCATGAATAACAATACTGATGCACAAGTAGTCGGTACAGTAGGGGAGGGCGGAGAATACGCTTACTATGAAAATTGTGAGTTCTACAACTCTACTCAGCTTGATTCTGATACGGTAGCAGAATTGGTACTTGGAGGAGATAGCCCAATATTCAAGAACTGTGTATTCGGATCATTAGCTGATGCGGTATCTGGAGATAAAATCAGACCAGCGGTATTGATTGATGGATCAGTAGTTACTGGATGAGCTGGCGTTACAAGAGACGCATTATTCGATGGATGTAGGTTCTGGAAGAAGGCATGAGGAACAGCCACAGTAATGGTAAAGGTAGCCGCTGACGCTGACTTGGAAAGACTTTGTGAATTCCATGATTGTCAATTTATAGCTAGCATGTTAGGTTCAACACCAGCAGTGGCTATAGCATTGGGAGCTTCATTAACAAACGGAGCGATCCTTTTGACTGGAGATACTTCAGGATATGATGTCACTAAATTAGCAACAGGAACAGGAGTTATCAGTTGTTTGAACGCTAAAGTGGCGACAGCAACAATTTGACTTCAATGCACTTAGTAGCATATAGGATAGATAGGGAGACTTATCTATCTTATTATACAACTAGATTTTAACTCTTTATAAAACCAAATGAAACTTTACTCTGACGAGATCTTAATGTTTGACGCTAAAGCTGAGACAGCTACAGCTACAGCCTACAACATTAGAGACTACCAGCACATTATGCTTACACTTAGTTCGGCTTCTAGTGCTAATTTCACTATAAAATTCCAATGATCTATGAGTGATACAGCTCCTGATTTTTCAGCTGCACAATCAGATACTAATCGTTGGGATTACATCCAAGTCAAAGACTATGAAGACAATGCTAGTATTGATGGTGATACATGAGTAGCGTTCGCAGGTACTGACGACGTAAGACAACTAGAATTTAACGTAAACTGATTAAAATGGATTTCTGCGAGTATAACAACATACGCTGCATGAGATATTAGTTTGAGATGCCAAGCATTCTCTAATACTTAGTTTTATTATATAAAATATCATTTAATGGCAAGAACTTATTCAGAAGAGGTGGCGTTGCTCACATCAGCTATCCCAGCTTTAGCTGCTTATGATTTTGACGGTGACGCTTTAGATATAAGTGGGAATAGCGAAGACGCCACTGTGACAGGAGCGACACTATCGACTGATAGACGAGGGATAGCAAATAGATGTTATCTATTAGATGGCACAAACGACAAGATCGCTTGTGGTAACATAGGTACTAATCTCAGTGTCTCTATGTGGATAAATGTTGTTGATATAACTGCAACTGACCAGATATTGGAAGGTTCGGCAAACGCCAAATACATACTATCAACGGCAGGAGCTTTGACATCCGATGAATTCACTGATTTTTATGTGGACTGAGTGGCTAGTACAACTTTGACAGCAGGTCGACATCATTTGGTGGCAACTAAAACGACATGATTAGCTATGAGTGCGGCGACCATAGGGCTGATAGACGCTTCTTACGGTAATTTCTATGTGGATGATGTTTATTTCTTCCCAGTAGAATTGACTGCAGCACAAGTCCTATCAATCTATAACCAGCAAAGGATACAGGGCGCTCCAGTAACACACACACTAGTGAAGTTCTCAACACCATATTTAGTAAAAGATTATATGCACGAGATACTGACTTTGAGTTCAGCAGGGACTGGAACGTTCACTATAAAATTCTGTGGTAGTATGTCAGACACAGCTCCAAATTTCGCAGCAGCACAAAGTAATACGAATAGACGAGATTATGTAGATATAAAAGACTATCAGAGTTGATCTAGTATAGATGGCGATACTGGGGTAGCGTTTACCGCTGATGATGTCAGGATATTTGAGGTCAATACTAACGGACTAAAACGGATCTGATGAATTCTGACCAGCTATACTGCAGGCACAGTAAGTCTAAGACTTCAATGTTTCGGAAATTCTTAGTTTTATATTATATATTTATTAAATGAGTAAAATTGAAAGGGAGCTTGAACAAGCACAAGAGAAACTAGATAACACTATGTTATCATTAAACCAAAGTAAATTAGAGTTGGAAGCAAAACAGAAATCTCTAAAAGAACTAAATAAACAAGAGAAATCGCTTCAATGTAGTATTGAGTCACTAAAACAGGCATTATCTGACGATGATGTGGCACTTAGTGTCGCTCAAGAAAATAACAAGTCTATATTATCTTCTATGGACAATGAGAAGCTTAAACTTCAAGCAGAATTGGAGGCTATTAGGAGTTTTATAGAGGAGGAATGAGTGAAATTAGTTGAAGCTAAGAAGATAAACGAGAAACAGGTCGAAGAGTTCGCTAGTAATCATGTGGAGGCTGTCAATGAAAGCAACAAAATAAAAGCTGAACTAGAGAAATGAATCGAAGAGATCAAAGACTCCAATAATCCTCTGATAGAAGAGAACAAAAAACTATCAATAGAGAGAGATAAAATCTTGAAAGAGATTGAAGATAACGAGGAGAAGAAGAAAAGCCAAATGATAGTGCTTTCTAAGATTTTACAGAACGAGAATAGCTTGAATAGCATCTTATCTAAAATAGAAAAAAACACAGTGTTGCTTGCTGATTTAGAGAACAAGTACAACAGCATAAATATTCTGATAAAAGAGGCGGAAGAGAAGCTAAAGGTTGTGGTTGTAGAACTAGAAAAACAACAAACAGAGAAGAACCAATTTATTAAAGACAAGATTGCACTTGCTGAACAGAAACAAGCGTATGACCAAAAAGAAGCAAGAGTTAAAGAGATTTTCCAAAACGCTTGACTCAAATTTTAACTATAATCTAAAAAAATGGGTAGAAGAGATGAATTATGGAATTTACGTCTATGAACATACATAGAGACCACATCTCCTGATGGATATGATATACTGATCAATTGAACGGATAGATACCTGAATTGGAACACTGTATCGGGTAGTGGTTGATATTGAATAAGAGATAACGCTGGTATACTGGAAACAAAAAATAGTGGTGGTGCTTGGAGTCCAATTTCGTCCAGTAGTGGTGGTCTATGGGGCAATATCACTGGTACGCTATCAGACCAAGCAGACTTACAAGCTGAGCTAGACCTGAAAGAGCTATTATCGAACAAATCAACCGATGTCGCACTCGGTAGCTCGAACACGCTATACCCGACACAGAACGCCGTCAAGACGTACGTTGATGGGCTTATTACTGGGCTATTGGATTATAGATGATGATATGACGCTTCGCCGAACACACGACCAGCTACTGGCGGATCGGGGACAGCGGGAGCGATATTGAAGGGCGATACTCGGGTAATATCTGTAACTGGGACTTTAGGCGGGACGGTTGTAGCTGTTGGTGATTATATTATCGCTAATACCGATACTCCATGACAGACAGATGGTAATTGGGACATACTTAACGGTAGCGTCTCTTATGTACCATTAGACGCGGCTGGTACGATAACAGGAGCGACAGGACAAGCTCAGAAATTCACACTCGGAGTCATAACAGGAAAACTATATCCGACTGCTGACTCGGCTACGGCTGTTCAGGTATTGAAAGCTGATGGCACTACCGCTATAGCTACTTTCGATACCACTAATGGGAACTTCAGTATCGGCACAACATCAACCGCAAGAAATTTCAATCTAGTGAAAACCACTGACGGGACAGCTAATACCATGGGTGGGATAAGCCAAGCCACAACATTCACTAATATAGCGTTGTCATATACTGATAACACCTTTACTACTACCGCTTCGTTGACTACTAATCAATCATGAGTACGTGATTTCGTGAACACCACTATGACGTGCCAGACAGCGGCTGACGCCAACACATATAACGTCAGCTCCTCAATCAGAGCGTTAAATGTAGTAACAAGACATCAAGGTAGTGCAACTTATGGAAGAACTAATGCGATACAAATCGACCAATATAATACTGGTGCTGGAACGATCACGAACGCTCTTGGAGTGAATTATCAATTAAGACCGACAGCTGGGACAATCACGAACGCTTTTGGGTTCTATGTGTCAAATCCTACGACTGCCAGTGTCACTAATTTCAGGGGTTTTTATGCTACCAATATCACAAACTTTGGGACACTGGCTTATGGGATGGAGCTAGGTTTATCCAGCGGAACAGGTAAATATAATATCTATGTTTCAGGAACAGCCCCAAGTCATTTTACTGGAAATGTAAGTATAGGAACGGTAGCAACCGCAAATAAACCTTTAGAAATAGTCGGTATTAAAGATACTGTGATAAGAATTACATCAACCAAAAACGCTTCAGATTGGACATTGACAGACACTATCGGCGGACTTGAGTTTTATGGGTCTGATACTTCAGGACAAGGAGCTGGTATAAAAGCTTCAATAAGAGCCGTTCAAGACGACTCCACTTTTGGTGATGATTTTGGGTTGATGTTCTCGACTGGGCAGTCAGCGAACGATGTCGAGGCAATGAGGATAACGAGTGGCGGGAAGGTCGGTATTGGGTTGACTGTACCGACAGCTATACTTCATCTAAAAGCTTGAACTGCGACAGCTTCAACTGCTCCGCTTAAATTCACTTCTGGGACATTGACTACCGCTCCTGAAGCTGGTGCTGTTGAATTTTTAACAGACGCTTATTACGCTACTATCACGACATGAACTGCAAGGAAAACATTCGCTTTTTTGGAAGCTCCAATATTTACGACAAGTATCCAAACACCTACTATCGAACTCGGACACGCTACGGATACAACAATCGCTCGTGTCAGTGCTGGCGTTATTTCTGTTGAGGGTATCACAGTCCCTACAATCTCAAGTACAAACACATTAACGAACAAAAGGATAACACAAAGAGTGGCTACAACCACTGATGACGCTACTGCTGTTATAGATATAGATGCCGTAGATGTATATGAACTGACAGCGGTAGCTAATGCTACTACGTTATCTACTACTGGTACTCCTACGGACGGTCAGAAGCTGATAATCAGACTCAAAGATGCGGGTGTCGCTAAATGATTGACTTGGGACGCTATATTTGTGGAGATAGGTATCTCGTTACCAGCTATAACGGTAGCAGGTAAACGGATGTATATAGGTGCTACATATAACGCATGAGCTAGTAAATGGCACTGCATATCGTATTCTTTAGAAGCTTAGAACTTTATTTATTAAGGCAACCAATGGCTATAGCGTTTGATAGTTCATCAGAAGGCAACGAAGCCTCTGTCACGTCGCTGACGTTCGCACATACATGTACAGGGGCGAGGAGGATGTTGTTCGTGTTTGTTTTGGGTTATCTAGGCGATTTGATTACTGGAGTGACCTACAACGGGGTAGCGATGACGCAAGTAGCGAAGAAGAACACCTGAGTGTTTTGGCTTTACTTGTTCTGCCTTAAAGCTCCCGCTCTTGGCACTAATAATATAGTTGTTACTCGTTCTGACTCCAATCGGATTGAAGCAGTCGGGCTATCTTATACAGGGGTAGAACAGACCAATGTCGTAGATAGTTCCGCAACACAAACTACTGCTAGCACTACATCAATAACGCAAACGACAACATCTGTAGCTGATAACTGCTGGGCTGTATGTGGGACTATACTACAACCAACGACAGCATGAGCAGGTAGCACATTGAGAAGATTCGCGACCTCTTGGGTGACCGGTTTCGATACTGACTGAGCGACAACGCCAGCTGGAACGATATCAATGACTCAAACTTGGGCATCTCCTGCTAATGAAGCATGAATAATAGCGTCATTCGCTCCATATATACCATTACCACCTAACTCGAATTTTTTTAGCATTTTATAATATACACATGGAAATTAACAAGATTGATGACAACCAAATCGAGGTAGTCAAAACAGAACAAGTCACAACTAAAGCAACTTTTACTTATGAGTACCTTATCTGACAGAGAGACGCTATCCAATACCAAAAAGACAGAGAGAACGCTCTAAGGGATGCGGAACTACTAGAGATTGATGAATTGTTGAAATGATGTGAGAAACTTAGTGTAACCGCTAAAGTAGAAGAAGTGCCAGTAGAAGTAACACCAATAGAAGAGACTATTGAACCTATCGATATTATTGAACCTATCAAAGAAGATGTTGTATTAGAGGATAATATCTAGTATGTTTTATTTGTTTAAATCAAATAATGGCGTTGCCTTGTATCCAAACAGACAGACTAATTGCTTTAGAAATCAATTGAAAACAGATGGCACAGGACATTTCTGATATCAAAAAAAAAGTAGATAAAATAGACGAGAAATTCGATGTACTTATAGATAAATTAGAGGCTAAATTCGCCGCTAAATGGACAGAGGTTGCTATTAGACGGTTTGTCTGATTAGTTATGGGTATAATTATCACTGCGGTAATATATTCGGTTATTAAGTAACTTTTATATCTTAATCTTATATCATGAGTTCGTTCCTTAGACTTAATGGAGAAGACCTAATAAAAGGTGCGATAGTCGCATCGCTTACAGCGGTACTTGGTAGCATATATGCTATCCTACAGACATGATTAGTCCCTACATTAGTTGAGCTGAAAACTATCTGTCTAGCGTGAGTAGGTGCAGGTTGCTCGTATCTTATCAAGAATATTCTTACTAACTCTTCGGGTTTATTTTTAATCAAAGAAGATGCTTTATTGGCAAAAGAATAATCCCAACAGGTGACGAGATAACGAGGACGGCTGATGACGGCGAGTTGTTTTAGTTTTTTTGGCGATATTGGTTTTTTATCTTCTAAAAACATAGTTATGGAGATAGACAAAAAACAGTTACATGATGATCACGATATATTGGCTAATAAGATACTGGATTGCAAAGATATATTAAGATGTCTATTAGACTGAAAAAGTGTAGGCAGTATCCACGATATAAATCGTGTAGCTAAGAGATATATTGTGAGATTACATGTGCTTGAAAAAGAGCGACAGAAACATATAGCTGAGGTGTTGAAGTACGGGAAAGATGAGTTCTATAGCAAAGACACTAAAGAGCGTATAGATTTCTTTAATAGATAATATAGCGATGGAGAAACTGGAGAGAATAGCTATAATAGATGAGAAACTGGATAACTTCCAGAATATGATTGCTGTATTACAGCAAGAGATAGCTGATTTACTGCAAGAGAAAGAAGATTTAGAGCATCCACATACAACTATATGATTCCAATATGGTAAGAAAGACCCCAAGCAAGTGGCTGATGATTTTTGAGGTAGTTTTTAGCCCTTTACATAAACTATGGAAGATATACTCAATGGCTGTGACCCTTCAATTTTTGACCGTAAAGATTTAATGTCTGATGAGTGAGTGTTTATCACAAAAGATATGATAAAGAACAAATGTGTATGTCTTAAAAAAAATGCGTGCATAGAAATAGTAAGAGCATTGAAAGAGAATAACCCTGAATATGCGTTTGATTTACTCATTAAGATGAAAGGGTTATGATAGAGCGAAGCGAAAGTAAATGACCTGATTGGATATTTATGTTTTTGATTTCTATAGTGATCGTAGTAATAAACGTATATTTATTTGTATTATCAAAATAATATATGGATGAACTACAAAAAAGACTCGATAAAAGACAGTCTCTATTGGAGCGTAAGCAAGAATTAGAGGCGTGTATAGATGTTCTTGATATAAGTGCCACCCACGAACTGAAAGTGTTGTTAAAAGAGCTTGCTAAGATAGAAATAAGCCTAACTAAGATATAATATTAAGAGGGGCGTATACGACTGCTATTGTTATGGTCAGCTATACGGGTATGACCCGAGTCCCTCAATAGTCTTTTTAGATTTTTATCATATCTGATGACAGATTTAGAGATAAACGATTGAGCACGAGATAATCCCACCAAGCAAGATTATCAGTTTCAAGCATTAGAAGACATCAAACACGAAGACCCTGAATATGCTGAATGATGAGCTAAACAACGACCTAAAGAGAAGCTTATAGTACAAAATCAATGAGCAAATCCTTCATGCACTTGCTATTCTAATGGGCATATAGCGAACGCACTAAATATCCTAGAAGATATAGAGCTATTAGAGCATAGACCGCAAGTACAGCCATGAATACGACGGGATGAGTTCTGCAAACTAAGGAATAATTACAAGACATGAACATCTATCCAGACTATGGCTCAGTTTTTCAAAAAAAAAGGTATAATTGAGTGATATGTATCGATAGCGAACTCGGAGCAGAATATCGTAGCTAAAATGAAGAAAGCGATAGACAACGGAAACTTCATGTGTAGCTGAAGCAGTGACGCTGATTGGGGTATGATAAAAAAGACTGGCGAATACACACTAAGGACTGATTGAAAGTTCGTATGACACGCACGATGTTATGTCGATTACTGATCAGACTACTTCTGGGCGTTGAATAGTTTCGGACCTAATCGGGGGATACATGGCGGATATTTCAAAGTGCCATTCGATATGGTAGAGGGTACATACTCTAAGCTATGTATGATAGATAAGAACGATAGCCTATACTTCCAGAAACTTAAAGATAGAGAGAAGGCTAAACAGATGATAGCGATAGCTAAAGAGTTGTATACCACAGGAAACCAAGAAGTGAAAACCTATTTTGACGACATAAAGCTATCAGCTAATATGGATAGATTGTATGGTAAATAAAAAAAGTCTAATAATCTCTTGCAAAATCAAATTATTTGAATATAATGACCAAAATTCAATCGCGAGAGTAATACCCATTAGTTTGAAAATTTCCTAAGCAATTAGGTAATGAAACACCGGAAGGTGGATGGGCTGACCCACTCTATTTTGATCTCGCGATTGGATAGGGTGGGTTTTCTTTTATCTGAAATATATATTATGGCACAAAGATTACAATTTACTAATGATATGGCTAGATGATTATGTAACTTTTCTGATGATGATATTGGGAAAATATTTAGATCTATAACTAGTTTTATTTATGAGGGTATAGAAATTAAGCTTCCTGAAAAATTACAATGAGTATATTTTATACTAAAACCATACATTGATGATGATATAGAAAGGCACACCAAATATATCAAATGAAAGAAAAACTGATGAGTAGCATCATGAATCACAAGAGCTTCGACTATAAAGAAAAAGCACAAACGAAGCAAATGAACAGAATGAACAGAATGAACAGAATGAACAACTGATAATGATAATGATATATATACTAGTAATATAGAAATAGTAAGTAATATAAAAGAGAAAGATTTAGAAAAATTAAAGAAAGAATTTCCGGAAAAAAATATTGAAGTAGAGATCAAGAAAATGTGTAATAATCGGGCAGGTAAATGAAAGCAAATAAAAAAACCCATACAAGCATTAAGGAACTGGTTATTACCCAAAGAATGGCAAAACGGATATGTTATTGGAATAGAAAACAAAACAGATGATCAATGGGTTACAGAATTTTTGTCGGGTAAGAATGCGTTCAATGATAAATACTGATGGGATAAGTATCAGGAAGTTAAAGACCTATGGATTAAGAAATGTTTAGCCCAGCCTTTATCACTTTAGTAAAAACAAAATGAATGAATTCGTAAACGCTATGTTTGAGATATATCCTAGATTCGCTGAATGTACAATTCAAACTTTTGATGACAATAAAGAAAGAAAAAACCAATCTCTTGCTAGAAAAATTATAAACACAGAAGAAAATTATCAAAAGGTTGATTTATTAAATACACAATGAGCGGGTATATTCTTCTCTGTAAATCCTATGATTGAATGAAAAAGGGATAAAGAAAGTGTTATATGAATATCTAGTCGGATATGTGAGATAGATTGAATGGATAAGGATTTACAAAGAAAACTTATCGACAATTGTCCTTTGAAACCATCAATGATAATCGAGAGTAATTCATCATATCACTTGTATTGGTTTGCTAAAGATTGAACAAAAGAGAAACGATATGATATAGCTAATGGATTGAGAAATTACTTTGATTGAGATCCTGCCGTTGTAGATATATCAAGAGTGCTTAGATTACCTTGATACAATCATTTGAAGGATGAGATAAAGCCATACCCTATAACTATTTTAGAGATACAATGAGAACAATTCACAGAAGAGCAGATGATTTTAGCTTATCCGAATAAATTATCACTTACAGAAATTAAACAATCACTAATAATAAAAGACAGTCAAGCAAAAAGAGATTTATGATGAGATTATTATCGGGATAGGGTAAAAAATATGAATACTCAAAATATGCTAGAGGAAATTAGTGGTACGCAGTTTGTATCTAATGATCAAATATCGTTTAGTAAAAATAGTAATTGAACAGAGCAAATTATAATAAACTGAAAGAGTACCTGATGTTGGATAGATAAAAATGGTAAGATTGGTAGTTCTGCATGATGATGACCAAACTGGACTAATCGGGTATTTCGATATAGTACTTGTACTGGTAAGGAATTGGCTCAATGGATTAACGAAAAACATCCAGAGATGGTAATACAAAAAACAGTACAGAAAAAAGAATCTAGTAAATCTAAAGATATTGTAGCTGAAGAGAAAACACAGATAGATTTTGAATCAGTTACTCCATTTACTCGGGGACTACCTATACTTGATGATAAATTTTGAAGATTCTGACTTAATCAGTTTGTTGTTACAATATGAGAAAGTCAGAGCTGAAAAACTGAATTTACGTTCTTCCAAGCAAGACAGAATGCTAAATTATGATATAAAGTTTGTTATATCTGATTAGAGATGACAAAAAAAAATATGATAATAAGGATATGCCAAAAAAGAGCGTGAGTCACAAAAAAGGAACGAGACAATAAAACCATATCACAATCCCAAAAAGATATAATGAGACAAAAATATGATGAGTTATGGGATTATCCTAATCTTGATCTAGTTTATCTAGCAAAACCCACGATAGAAGATATAAAATCCACGATCAAAGAAAAACAAATGCAATGATATGAACTATTTTATCTAGATAATATGTGATTTATTGTTTGAGATGTATCAGAGATAGAACTCACAACACTTATATCTAGGGAATTAAAAGAATTAACAAATACACAGCCTATATCAATAAATTTATTACATCATTTTAATAAATGAAGCTCTAAAGATAGGATATGACCAAGGGGCATGGCTAGTATGAGGAGTAGTTGAAAGATAGAGAATGATGCTGATTATGTTATGCAAGTATGGAGAGATTTAGATGATGATATACCAACAGAAGACAGAAAGATTGTAGGTATATATCTACAAAAAGATAGAGTGTGGTGAGATCCGAGTAACTGTAAAATAGAGTTTGATAGAGCAGAATATGTTCCATATATTAAAACTACACAAGAAAATAATTTACCATTTTAGATTTTAAAATCATTCTATGTACCTAAAACTAAACAAGATCAAAAAAGTATCTACCAAATACGGTTTTGATACAATCATAACACATATATGACTATACAAAGACGATGATACTTACGTGAAATTCATCAAACATGATGATAAGATATTGGAGTTGATAAGTTGACACAAGATAGATATATCCATTTTAGAGATAAAAGAATTTTTAAAGGATGGTGATATAGAGAAGATACTTCCTAGAGATGTGAATTTATTTGATGAAATTTTACCTTTTGATACAACCATATGACTTATTCAAAACCAGTAATAACCACAACCTGACTAAAAAAGACTGTTATCTTACGAAGAGTAACCGATAAGGTTAAGATAGCCAATATATTGGCTCGTGCTATCCTAGCCTACGAGCAGTCAAAAATAACGCTCCCTAAATTATGGGATATTTATCGTCAATTACAATAATCATGATATACCGCTACCGAGATACCTCAACGACTTTTATAGACGTTTACTCCCAAGAGGAGCTAGCAGAGCTTATGGAAGAAGACTTTTATGTCATAACGATTATCGAAGATGATCCTAGCACTAGAGAAGAATAAAAAAACTTGCAATGAAGAAAAAAATAAATATAAAGATATTGCACCCTAACACAAAGAGCCTTAGAAAATAAGGCGATCTCTAATACAGGAATGTGTTGGGTGCAGGTCGCTTTATGTTCTAAGGTTTTTTGATTATGGAAGAGTTGCTATATATTATGTATATGGATGAACCATGAATGAGATGTATTTATAAAATATGAGTTTCTACCATAGATAGAGTAGAAAGAAGGGTCCAAGAAGTACAGTGTTGAAATCCATTCAAAGTAAAAATATTAAAAACATTTGTAATTAAATCAGCGTGAAGATATGAATATATGCTTCATACAATACTTAGAAAATTTAGGCTAGAATGAGAACGATTTGATTTATGAGCAGAAATGTTAGATTATGTATTTAGGCAAATGGATATACGAAGAAATATTTATACATATTCTACTAAATTGTCAATTATTAAATGAGACAGAGATATAAACAAGATATATAATGGTAAACCTATAGTAAATTATGTTTCAGTAGATACTTATGAACAAGATATACAAGATTTAAGAAAAATGAATATAAATGAAAATTATATTATAGATCGTATACATAAAATAGAAGAAAAAAGAGATAAATCGTATGATAAACATAAAAAGAAAGAAAAAAAAATATATAAAAAGAAGAACTTATATAAGTATCTAATAAGGAATAATAGAAACTTAATTGTGAAATGTTTTTGGTCAGAAACACCAGCTTATAGTTATATGAATAAAAAGTTAAAAATGGATTTATTTATTAGATGAGTATAATCCACAGAAAAAAACAAATACTGCTGTTGTGATGATTTTAGATAGCAATGAGAACTGATGTATTTTATTACTAAACGTAGAACTTTGCAAAATTATATCAAAGATCGATTAAAATCTAGGGATAAGGAAATAGGGGATAAACTTATCTGTGAGTTTGTGTGATGTAATAAAGATGTTTCGGATATACATCACATCTTGTGTAGTTTTAGGTGATCACGCAAAAGTGCATCTGATGGATCTGATTTGATATGATTATGTAGAACACACCATACATGGGTACATAATCACAATAATTATGATAATAGACTTTTACTTCTTGATCGTGTAGCATGAATTATGCAAAATATAAGGCTAAATCAATAATCATAGACTGATATAAATTTGATAGTACTATAGAGTGAGACTATTATCTATATCTAAAAAATAAATGAATAGATGAATTTACTATACATCCTAAATATGAACTACAACCTAAGTTTGTAATATGAGACAATAAAATCATGGCAGTGAATTATATGGCGGATTTTAGTATAATGGTAGACTGAAAGGAATGTGTAATAGATATAAAAGGTATGGCAACAGAGACAGCGAAGCTCAAACGCAAAATGTTTATGTATAAATATCCTGATAAAGAACTACAACGAATAGTTAGATATAAAAAAGAACGAGTAGACTATTTCGATAATATTAAACGTAGAAAGGAGGCGAAAAAACTAAAAGTACAAAAAGTCAACCAGTAAATATCTAGGTACTAAACCATATTTTGCAAGAAAAATATATAAAACTATCATTATCCCTTGATTTATCGAAAAAAAAGAGTATACTTCAGATACACAACTAGAGAGCAACCATCCTGAACTGAGGATATAAAACATACAGAATACGCTGTCTAGCTATCTACACTATACGTTTTATATTCTTAATAACTTACCATGTTTACTTCTAAAGGACAAAGAGAAGATTACGACAACGAGATCAAATTTGAAGAAAGTAGAGAGATCAGGAAAAAACAATTGAACAAACAAGCTGAAAAAATTATTGATAGACAGATTGAGATGTATAATGACATCAATGCTTTATTTGGATATACTCGTAATTAAGATGTTATTCTCAGAGATGACAGAAGAACAAAAAGACCAGTTCTATAAAGAACAAGAAGCTAGAATAGAGAAATTAAGGAGAATTAGACCATGAATAAACCTTGATAAAGTAGAAACCATTAAACCTAAAGAGCAAAAGAAGTATGACTACTGGAAATTCCATCGTAAACCTATGGGGCATCCAGATAACCGGAAAACAATCTAATGTTTTATATTTTAATGAAAATATTATGTGATTTACAATGAGTGACACTATGTGAACTTATGCTAGGATTTTGCTTAAAGATCAGCTAGGGTTCAAAGTTGGTAAAAAGGAATGAGATGAGCGACACAACGAGTTATTTGATGTTGTCAGTGGCGAGTTTATCAGTATTACTGAAGGTAAGTATACTAACGCTGAATGAGAAGAGAAAGAGCTAGTAAAGATTACTTTACGAGATGATACCGTAGGTAAGATTATTGTCTCTACCGCATGGACTAGCGTAGCTAGGAACATCATCAATTCGTTTGCTGGAGAAGAGAAGCTAGGTAAAATCGAGATGTGATTGTATAAAAAAGCCGGTAAAAACGGGAAGTATTATCCTAATATCTGGATCAAGAATGATTGAGCTAAATTGAAACGGAAGTATACGGTAGAACAACAATCTGAGTTAGTTAAAGAGGTAGAATTTAAAGGTAAGAAAATGAGGGATTTTGTAGAACTAGAGAATGTGCTCAGAAAAGAATATGGCGCTATCAACAAGAAATCCCAATACACAGAAAAAGATGCTCCAGAAGTAAAAGAAGAGATAGATGTAGATAATTCCGATCTTCCTTTCTAATGTTTTATATATTTTCTGTCTACCTATGAGCTACTCAAAAAACGATGTCAAGGATATGATTTACAATATATTCGAGATTTATGATCTACCTTTCTCCCCTAAATTTGGGGAGAGGTTTGAAGCATGGCTCAATGATAAATGACTAAATGGGAATAACTGAGCGAATGATAATAGACTATGAGATTTTTACGAAGCTGAAGTAGAGTCGTTTATCTACTGAGGGATAGATAGAGACCCCATGGAAAACTTAATTAAAAGGATCGAATCTAATATCAATAAGTTAAGAAACTGAGTAGCTAAAGAGACAAGAGATGAGTTAGAGTTCGATCTCAATGATTTCAATATCAATATCTCAGGATACGAATATAATTATGATCAGAGATGTATAGATCTGGATAGAAAGATAGATAACGAGTACAAGAATAAAGTTAACGAGATAAAGGTTGATGCTGTGATGAACAAATATCTAAAGAGTACGTTCGCTTACGAGCAACAATCACTTAATATCTCAAAAGCTACACTAAAGAGACGGAAAAACCTCAATAAATGATATATAAAGACAGCTAAACATATAGCTGATAATCAGATACAAGCTAATGTAGACGCTAAAAGGAATGGGTTTTAACTAAATAACATAACATATGCGAGAACTATATAGATACAAAATACGAAAGCTATCAGCTAGCTGAATAAAGGACACGACTATCCAACACCTTCTTTGAATATCTATGGGGACGTTGAAAAGCATCTTATCTGATGATAAGTATACCCCAAGCGAGAGAACGCAAAGAAGGGTAAAGATAGCGTTAGATAACTTTTTAGCTGATTTATCGGGTAAATGAGACTAGATACACAGGAATGAAAAATGTGGTTGTTGCTTGATGTAAATCGTGATCACCGAGTAAGTGTATTAGATTTACAGAAAGTCAGCAACTCGATGTGTGTATCGACAGTATTAAGCAATATGCGTAGGAGATATAATCTCACGCTAGAGAACAAAGAGGAACACCAAAAGAATTGAATGATTTATTCGTATTACCGCTTAACATGATGAAGTGCCTGAAATGTGGGAAAGATATAAACTATCAAGAGTGATTATATACAGAACAAAACTATGTGTCTTGTCTAGATTGTAAAATATGATCACATAAGAGACGTATCGAAAGAATGGACAAGCTGTATTGGATCACTACAGGCTGTATGTACGCCGTAATTATTGGTATGATGATACATTTCTTGGTTTCCTGATAACTAAAGTATTGCAATAAATGATGTATAATGGTTTACAAAACAAGAAAAATCAGTATAATAACGTTGTTAAAATGATAGTACATCTATCTCTGGAGACAGATTTTATATCTTTATGTATGGAATGACAAAAACAAAAGTATTTACCGTTATTGGTGTAGTTATCTTGATCATCCTTTGATTTGCTTTATTTCATAAGGATAGGTCATCCATCTCTGAACTCTACGCTCAGAAATGAATAATAGTAACACAGAAGGCTGAGTTATTACAACAAGATTTAGAGATAAGGAATCAGATTGACGCTATCAATAAAGAGATAGCTAAAATTGATTCAAAACTATATAGTTTAATAAACTGAACAGGTTTTATACAGGCTTGACAACCACAAGAATTGTCGCCAATACAATTACTTGACAATTATATATCTGGAACACAGACTGAAAGCGTAAGCCAATCCCAACAATAAATTGAAGTTGAGTTATAGAGAGGACAACAAATATATTAAGGTATTACTGACATAATTATTACACTCGAAAGAATATAGCAGATAGTTATTGAGTGAAGGTCGAAGTTATGATAGCGATAGCACGAGCAGATACACATCTATGATACGCCACCAAGAGTAAAAATAATGTAGGCAATGTGGGTAATAATGATAGATGAGACACAGTAGATTACGAAACATTAGAGAAATGAATTAAGGCGATAGCGTATACGCTAAACAATAAATATCTTTGAGACAAACAAACTATATGAGATTTAAGTTATGCGGGTAACTGCAACATAAGATGTGATAAGGTATACGCAACAAGCCGTTCTAATCGAGAAACTAATGTATTGAATTTACTAAGTTTAATTTATGAAAAACACATATGACCAGACTTTTTCTTTAGAAAATTAGAAATACATAACGGAAAAGAAATACCACCTATGCCACCAGATACATATAGAAAGAATTAATTTTACTTCTTAATTAGATTAGATGAAACGATACAATAATTCATTATATATGTTTTATATATTTATATTATCTGTTATATTTTTTATGTGTTTTGTAGCATATAAGGAGTTATTCCTTGATATGTCATCTAAAGAAGTATCAAATAATCTATCACAGCAGCTAAAAGATACACAACTCTCTATGGAGATGTTGGTAACTGAAATATGCTGAATACCACTATCAATTATAGAAGAGAATTGAATTATTCAACCATCTGATGAAGATATATATAAACGGAACTCCACTACTGGTACGGTATTATATGAGAAATAGTTTTTATATTATTTTATCCTTTTTATTATGTAACATGAACTTATTATATTATATAATATGACTTATTTTTTGATGTGCTTGGGGAATTGTTATATGTCAAGAATCATATATCATATCGGTAGATAAGGTCTGATACGTTACTACGGCACATTATAAATTTTATGATATTGTATTCCATCCTTACGAGCTAGGCATGCTATGCAAATAAGGTTTTTATATTTTTAATAACCATATACAGATGACTAAACCAACTTACGCAACAATCAAATTCACGGCAGTAGAGATTGCTACTATGAGAGCGGTAATGATGTTGAATTCAAACAAAATTTCAGAACATTGACAGCAAGATTTCAGGGTGGTAGCTAAAGAGGAGGAGCTTACGGCACTAGAGACTTTCAAAGAGCTAGGGAAAGCGATCAAGAATAAAAATTATATAGATTCAGAGTTATCGTTTGGTACGGAACAGAAAGCGATACTTATCAAGTTCTTATCATCGTATCCGTTCCCAGTAAGCGAACTGGAGATGAAGTATTCATTGCTAGAAAGATTGAAATAGTGTGTATGAAACCGTTTCGGGATAATATATAGAAACCACAGCAAACATATACATATCGGTATAACATATATAGCTTTTAGATTATTAAAAAATTAACATGAAATTTTCACTCACGAAAAACACTAAAACTTTATTAGGTGCGACACTATACCAAATCAAAGCAGAGATGTCATTTGGTTCTATATCTAAATGAGAACTTTGATGATGGATAGAGAAAGAGGAGAACTTGTCACAAGAAGATAATGCTTTATTATTTAATGCATAAAATGGAACTACGAGAAAATATAAAATGATTTGAATGACTTTATCAAATAAGTTCTATTTGAAGAGTAAAATCATTAGATAGAATTATATCAAGATGTAATTGAACAAAAATATCAGTAAAAGAAAAAATACTGAAAAATAAAAAATCATATAAATGATATGGAATTATTTGATTAAATTTAAATGGTAATACCTTTACGAAATATATACATAGATTAGTTTCAGAAGCATTTATACAAAACTCAGAGAATAAAAAAACCGTTAATCATAAAGATTGAAATAAATTAAATAATTCAATTAGTAATCTTGAACGAGCTACATATCACGATAATGCAATACATTCATACCAAAAGTTATGAAGAATCTGAACTAACCAATATAAAAAAATAAAGACTATAAACCATCAGAAGAAGATATAGAAGAAATCCAAGAGATGACTATTTCTGATGTAGAGAAATTAGTAGGAAAGAAAGTGAAAATTATAAAATAATTTTATTATTACAAATAAATAAATATGCTTGTATTCTGAGACAAAAAACAAATCAATATCAATAGGTGGATTGAGGAAGAGAGTAAGAAATTACATAATGTAAAATATCTACAAGCTATAATAAATACACAAGAACAAAAAGATATTCTTAAACAATATAGTGATTTGATTACTGAGAATAAATATACTAGAGATAAATATATTAGGTCGCTTAATAAAATTAAGGCAGAGAATATTCTCCAGTGATTAATAGAGCCTATATTAAAATATAAGGTAGATTATTTCAATGCTATTACAATTCTACATTAACGTTAAAGCGTGAAGAATATGTTAAAAAGATGAAAAAGAAATTGAAAACCGAAAAAGCTATTATCGCACCATTTTAAATTTTTACTATATATATTATGATAGAGATTAAATGATACAGAGAGTTTATTGAAAAAAGATGATGATGAGAACATTGATATGGGGACATGAAACAATATGAAATTTTTTATATTGATGATTGAATAAAATATATAGCTAAACTAGATAACGACTATTGAGATTGTTATTCTTGATACATATCAGCAACACGAGGGAATATTGAAATTGAAAATGTAGATGAATTTTGAACGATTCACTTTATTCCTATATGAAAGATTGAAGTAAATAATATCAATGATTTTGTGGATGTGGATGAAGATTGATGAGACCATTATTATCCATCTTGATATGCAAAAATAAGAGATAAATATATTAATATGTTTAAAAAAACAAGTAGATTTAAGGAAAATAGACAAGTGTATTTGTTTATGTGACCATCATGAATTGGGAAAAGTTATATAGCACACAATACCAATTTAGATGTTTATGAAACAGATAGAAGTAATTTTCTACCAAGTATTATTAATGCAAGTATTATTGTTATATGAAATAAATATGAATTTAAAATTGATGATATAAAGGATATGTGTGGTGATGATGTTGATTTTGTATATGTAAATTTTAATTCTTAAACTATATAGATTATGGAAAAAGATTTGGTACGAGCAACTATATTATGAGCTGTGATGTTCATATCGCTATGACGATATATGGGGTATAAGATTGGGGTAAATAAGTATGACGAATATTATTATTATTACATCAATCAGTATCCAGCGATGGAAACCATAAATAAAGCTCAAGATTTAGGCATAAAATAATGGCTTTTATATTATTAACTAGATAGATGACAACACAACCAACAATGATAGATAAGATTATGGAAGAAATATGTGAGAATTGAAAATCTGATTTATGAGAAGACAGAAAGATGATAAGAAAAACACTAGAACAAAATCTCAAGCAAACCACGCAAGTAAGCGAACTGATTTCTAAATTACAAATAAAATATTGATATGCTAAGTGATGATATGTGTATGGTACATGTGATGATTGTTGAGAAAGACTTAAGAATGTAGAAAAAAGAGCATGGAGATGTGAAAGTTGTGCTAATGATAAAATTTTACAATCCCTAGCACCAGCTCCAGCACAACCACAAGTACAGGTAAGTAAACTTCTTAGAGATTATGAATTACGAATGGAAGCAGAACAGAACATTCTTAGAGGTATTGATGAACATAAACTACCCAATCAATCAGCGTTATGTAAATGAAGAATATCAGTAATATCACAAGCGATTAAAGACCTCTCCAATCTCGCACCAACCAAAACACAAGTGATTAAACTCAGTAAATTAGATGAAAACCTACAATACTGTTGACAATGGACAGAAACAACAAAAGAATGATATACTGCTTGATGAACCAAGAATTGAGAAGAATTAGTGAAAAAGATAAATGAAATTATAGAAACACAAAATAAAATCATTGACTACATCAACACGCTTTAGATTATAAATAATCAAAGATGAACGAAGAAATTCAGAAGCTAATAGAAAAATACGATACTAGTTGAAAATTATATCCTAGTGATATGCTTACAACAACAAAACTAGAATGCTATAAAGAGTTCATCCAAGACCTAAAGCAACTAAAATGAGAGGATGAATCCATACGTCTTTCCGCCTCCGACAAGACGCAGGTAGCCACACAGCTAGAGAAGGATAGTGTTGAGAAGAAACGAAAATATAAAATTGTGAATAAAGAATGAGAAGTGGTAGCAAGAGCAGATACTTATTGAGAACTTAGTGAGATGAAACAATCAATGTTGGATAGTAAGAAATTCCCCATAGGAAAAGTTAAAGCTATGGTAATAACTACTTGTGATGAAACCAACCCTTAGCGAGTAGAGTAGCCTATAAAGTACCTTTTATTTAATTGATTGAGAGAATGGATTTCTGAGATGTGTTTATATCAAAAGATTGAAAGATATATGAACATATAATGCTACATTGATTTGGTTGAAGTTGAAAATTAGAATTGCTTAATATAGAAACCAAATTAACTGAACGATTTAATGTTTGATATTGAGAAATAAATTGTTCAGATTTGATTGATAAAAAGATATGAAAAAAAGCTCCACGATATATAAGATTGTTGTGATATAAATATGTACTATATAGCTAGTTTAGCTATCTCTCACAGAGAGAATACTCCACCAACAAGATTTATCTTCTAAATATAGATATGAACAAGATAACAACAAAAGAGCTTTGTCGAAGATGTAAAAAAACTATAGAGTTTTGTTGAAGGTGATATTTATTTGGATGACCATATTGTTGTGATACACGACCACAAATAAACAAACATTTTTATATATTTTATAGATAGTGATGAGCAACAAGATAACAACTAAAGAGGAAATGAAGTCTGAGTGATTTAAGGAGGTGGATTGGAAGTATGGTGATTTTTATATTCGGCATAGCGACCTAAAAGCTAGATTAGTGAATGTTCTATCACCAGATAACGTAGAGATATAGCTTGAGTGGATTTCAGTAAATCACTTCAAGACCTAAAATCCCTAGCACCAGTTGAACCGAAAGCATTACAAGCATTGATAGCTAAATATCAGGAACGACACGAAGCAGAACAGATGATAGATGCAATGGAGAAGTTCTTGAAGACCTAAACGCTTTACTTAGTTAATAGACTAGAGAGATGGAAAACCCAATAGAAGATATAATGAAAGCTATCCAGAAGAGATACGACGACTGTATGGATGGCGATGGATTAGATGACTACAATAATGGATTTCTTGCAGGGCTGATTATCGCTAAGAATATATGCAAGGAGCATAATGTAGTTCCAATCGATGTAGATAAACTCATAGATCAGATAGAAGGTTTACAAGTAGAGTTAGATTGGTATAAGAATAAAAACATAGATAAAGCACCAAGCGAAGAATGAATAAGACGTGATAATGATGGCGATATTATAGGACTGAAAAGCGAGAGCGAAGAATGAAGATGTGCTACATTCAGCAAAGGCAAGATGAGTAAGTGTCCTGATTTTATAGGAGAGAAAGGCGAGAGGGAGGTGGTAGAGATGTTATTATGACGAGATGAATGAAGTAAAGATAATAATATGTTAGTATATTGATACCATAAGAATTGAGTGATATATATAACAAGAATTGAGGAATACAAGTCAGAATAGAATATCTTTATCCCTTTACCAACCTAAGATGCTAAGCGACAAGAATAGCGAGAAGATGAAGCGAGAAAGAGATATATGGGATTGGATAGTAATTGGATTTGATATAATATGGAGATGAATACTAATAATAATATTGTTGAGTATTTTATATTTATTATTTAGATAAGATGTCCAAACAAATAAAGACTAGAGAGAAGATGAAGCGACTGTTACTATTGGTCGCTAGTATAAAAAAAATAATAAATGAAAATATTTGAACAGAAATAATTGAGTAATAATTTTTATCTCAATCATAAGGTACAATGAAAATGAAGTTCCACGATAAGCCACTATATAATAAATGGGAACAAGATATAAAGAAACTAAAAGAGGATAACAAGAGGAGAATAAAGATACTGAAAGCGACACTACCCAAAGCAACCTGTGAAGAAGAAAAGGAATATATAGAAAAAAGAATAAAGTTTTTACAATCTAACTAGGTACAATGGAGAAAAATGGAACTAGAAATATTTATTATTGTATACTAATGTTATGAAAATTTATAGCTAATATTTGACTTATTTCTTCCATATATTTTTATTTCAAATATAACTACTTCATCATAACTATTATATCTATAGTATTCTTTCTTGCAGTATTGGAAGTAACTGTAGAACTTTTATATGATTTGAAACATAACTAGAATGGAAACCTCAAAGACAGAGAAGAAGAACCCTCCGCAGTAACAATAAGCGGAGAGATATGGGGGAGGATGGTAGTGACGTCCACCGACCACGAGGGTAGTACCTCGCCTCCCCCAATTAAATTACATCTTGTCGCCTCCGACATAACATAAAGTTTTTACCTATTTACCTTATTATATTATGGAAACAATTAAGATTGATGATGTAGAGTATGTTAAATTATCCGACATACCTAAAACTAATACAAAAGCTAAAACAATGAAATGACTACCGTACGTGATGTGTAGAACTAATTCAGCGTGAGTATTTGCTGGATATTTAGAAAGCAGGAAAGGGAAAGAGGTTAAGTTATTAAAAGCAAGAAGGATGCGGTATCGAGATTGAGCAGCAAGTCTATCTCAATTAGCTACTGAATGAACAACTAAACCAGAGAACTGTAAATTCCCTTGCGAGGTAGAAGAGGTTGAATTGACTGAAGCGATAGAGATTATACCAATAACATCTAGGGCACAGGAAAGTATTTCAAATGTCCCTGTTTGGAAACAGTAATAATAACATCTTCTTCTACTGTTTTAATCATTTAAATTTGATGCAATGGAAACTAAAGATATGGAATTAACTGGCTATGGCTCTGGCTATGGCTCTGGCTATGGCTATGGCTCTGGCTATGGCGATGGCTCTGGCTATGGCTCTGGCTATGGCTATGGCTCTGGCTATGGCGATGGCTCTGGCTCTGGCTCTGGCTCTGGCTATGGCTCTGGCTATGGCTCTGGCTATGGCTATGGCTCTGGCTATGGCGATGGCTCTGGCTATGGCTCTGGCTATGGCGATGGCTCTGGCTATGGCTCTGGCTCTGGCGATGGCTCTGGCTATGGCGATGGCTATGGCGATGGCTATGGCGATGGCGATGGCTAAAATAAGTTTTTACCACTTACGATAAAAAGCAATGACCGAGTAAGACT